AGCCAGGATGAAAAAGGGATATACTCAAAGTCAGCTGGGTGTGCTTTGTTTTGAGAGCAAAAACAACATATCTTCTATCGAAAACGGAAATGGTAAAAGGTTGACTTTTGAGAGAATAACCAAGATTTTAAAACCTTTAAATATTGAATTAAAATGTTGTACAATAGAAAACTAAAAAAATGAAACGAAATTATCGAAATGAAACCACCGTTGATTTTCAAGGAAGATCAGAAACCCAGCAAGGCAATAATCAAAATATAGGATGCTTTATTTTAATCCTATTTGCCATTGTAATTGTAGTAATGATTTTGATTAATACTTTTAGCAAATGACGCCGACTTACGAAATAGATAATTTCCAGTTTTTCAATGCTGACAACATGAAAATAATGGCGCAATATCCTGATAAGTTTTTCCAGCTTGCAATTTGCGATCCTCCTTATGGAATTAAAAGGGATAGTGGGTTTGGTGGGTTTGGTGGGTTTGGTGAACCAATAGCCAGAAAACAATACAAGGGCAAATGGGATGATAAAACACCGACACAAGAATACTTTAATGAAATTTTAAGAATATCTGAAAATGTCATAATTTGGGGAGGTAACTTTTTTACTGATAAATTACCCGTTTCTGGTCATTGGATTTTTTGGGACAAACTAAACACAATGCCAACTTTTGGGGATGGGGAATTAGCCTACACAAGTTTTAAAAGAAATTCAGTTAAGCGAATAGTAATTGAGTATAATGGATTATTGGGTAAAGAAAAAGAGAATAGAATCCATGCTACCCAGAAGCCTATAAAACTTTATGAATGGTTGTTGATGAACTATGCAAAACCAAACGACAAAATTATCGACACCCATTTAGGTTCTAATTCAATCGGTATTGCAATCGAAAGCCAATCAACTCGACAAAAAAAACCTTTCATTTGTCGGAATCGAATTAGATGAAGATTATTTTAATGCAGGAATTGACCGGTTTAAAAACCACAAAAAACAATTAACCATTTTTTAATTCTTTTTTTAATTTAACAATAACCCAAAATTCAGCATTCATCAAAATACATAGAACTTGAAAAAATTAGGAAAAATTGGAAATTAGGAAAAAATTCTACCTACTTTTCCGGTTTTTCCTAAACAGTTATAATGTAATAGGATAGTTAGTTATAAGCTGAGAAGTTACAGAATTAGGAAAAAAAGAATAATTTTTCCAACTTTCATTAATAGAAATAGATAGACGGATTAATAATGTTATACTCTATTATATTACTACATTATATATATATAATAGTCAAGTAGTTACAAGTATAACGGTGGTAGAATTTTAAAAAAACGTGTAATAATTTTTAAAAAAAATGTAATAACTTTTTCATGAATACCCGTTTTTAGGAAAAATTGCCTGTTTTTAGGTATAATTATTTTTAGGTCACTTTATTGAAATTTTGTTTAATTTTGTCATATGAAGTTTACCAGTGACATATTAAAGGCAATTATCAGGATGGGTAGCGAAGGCAAAACACCTCATGATATTGCGCTTGAATTAAACATGACCTCCGACGAACTAAAAGACGAACGGGAAATAAACGAAAAATTAAACGATGCGATGACCAGGGCAGAGTTTAACGAAGATCAAAGATTGATCAGTAAACTAAAAAAACAAGCATTAACCAAAATAGACAACGGTCAAAAAGAACTACTCTTTCGGTTGATGGATAAACACAACTACTCCTCTGATAATAAAATAATAATTGAAGAAGTCGAATGATACTCCAGCGTCATAAAGCATATAACGATTTTTACAAGAGTACCCGAAACGAGCCTATTGTAATTTATCAGGGTTCAAAGCGTTCAGGAAAAACACATGATGTACTTTCCCGATTTGGCGAAAAATTTATTTCAGAACCACACGTTAAAATCCAGTGTTTTTCTGAAAGTCCCAAGCAACAAAACTTCGGATTAATGGCAGACTTTGAAGATATATTCTTTCCCATCCTAAAGAAGATTAAAACCAACGGCACCCAAAAAACATTTAAGTATAACCGGAATGAATTGGCTTTTATAAACATTTCAGATAATATCAAAGCAAGCGACATATCAAACTCTTTAGGTAAATGCGATTTGCGAATGGTTGACGAGTGTAACATGTACTCACTATCAACAATTGAAAAGTTAAGGATCAACAACACCGGACAAATTTATCTTACTTATAACCCGTGGCGTGAATTTTGGATTAAAGATTTGATAACAGATACTAATTTTTTAAAGACAACCTGGAGAGATAACCAGCAATTTTTAACCAAGTCTCAAATTGCACTATTTCTTGAATGGACTAATGAGGGTTTAAAGTCTGAGGTAGGAAGTTATGCCCATTGGAGGTGGCAGGTAATGTGCGAGGGTAATTACGCAAAGTTAACCGGCAAACTTTTCACAACTGATAACATTAGATTTTGCAGTAACCCGGGCGAAGGTCTCCACAACTTTATAATTTTTGCCGATCCTTCGAACGCTAGAGGAGGAGACTATTTTGCATTGACTTTAACAGCGGTCGGGGCCGATGGTAATATGTATCTGATAGATTCATTTTCCTGTAATCGGATTGAAAAAGTTTTGATAGCTGAAAAGATAAAAGAATGGAAGGCCAAGTATCCGGTCGTCAGAACTTTTATTGAAACCAACGGCGAATTTGGTTTGAAGTTTTATAACGATTGTGTTTTGTCTAAAATTTCAGTTGATGGTTGGTATTCAAGACAGGATAAGTTTGAAAGGATTATGGCCAATTTTGACGTGATAACCGGGAAGACTTTTTTTGTAGACAATCCAAATAACCGGGAATTTGCTCAACAGATTTATACTTTCAGGTCGCCTGAAAAAGACGATGACGATGAATTTAATAAAAAGGAAAAATTATACGACGATAATATAGACTGCCTTAATAACGCGATTATGGCATATATTTTAGTGTTCGGCGAATTAAAAGTTCTTTTTTGATTTGAATTAAAAATAATTTATCTTTGCGTTTATGAAGCTGTTTAATTTTGCAAATAACAAGAGAGTTCCAAACCAAAGAAAGCTAGGACGAACAGGTGGCGCGATTGGTGGCACTTTCGGTTTAGGCTTTACGGTCGATGAATATAACCTTTATTCCCAAATCAAAGATTACAGGACAGATTTACTTAACGGGACTAATTGGCGGGGCATTCCTGCTAATTCAGGTTACAGTCTTTCATATATGCAATTTTTGAACGTCATATCAAAATATTCAACTGCTATTTTTAACGACTACTGTTATCGGGGTTATGCTGTTTTCGCTAAAATAGACGGGCAAATATTTTATGTTTCCCGGTTGAATTATACCCGAAACTTAAATGATGACAAAATAGTAATTCATGGCTACCCTGGGGTTGAAGCGTGGGCGTTCGATGAACCTAACTTTTTTTGTGGCGAATTAACAACCTATCAAAAGTGCGAACCGTACCAGAAACTTTACAATATTGCTTTGAGTTGTCAAAGAAACGGTATGTACAAGAGCGGGTTTATTACCATCATGTCTCCAAAAACACCTGGCCAATCAAATGCTATTAAAACCCTTCGCGATGATGAAGTAGAACAAATTGAAAAAGATTTAAGTGAAAATCACGGAGTAGCCACTTCCGAACAAAACAACTTTATGATTTTGCGCTATGACATGAACGTAAGCACAGTTTCGTTCGATGCGGGAAAGATGGGAATTTTAGAGACTAAGAAACTTTGTGAAGAATATGTTTGTTCAAAATTAGGTGTTCCTCATATATTGTTGCCTTCAGAGGGTCAGACATACGCAAACTTTGAAGAGGCAAACAAAATACTTTATGAAAATCACTCAAAATATTGTGAGTACTTTTGTAAGTTTGCAAAACGTGAATTAGGTTTTGAAATTGATTACAAAACAATAGCGGAGGCCGGGAAGGGAATTGTATAATGAAAAAAGTAATCAACATATTTGGCGACATAACAGCTACTCCGAAAAGCAAGACGGATGTTTCACTGGATTCAATCACTAATGAATTAAAGGGACTAAATAAAGGCGACAATTTAGAGGTAAATATTAATTGTTACGGAGGTGAAGTATTCGAAGCTGTTGCAATTGCTAACGTTATATCAAGTTCGCCCGCTTCAAAAGTTTTTAATGTGATCGGAGTTTGTGCCAGTGCAGCAACAATGCTATTTTCAGCAGAAGATACCGTAAACATTGCGAAGGGTGCTATGGTAATGTATCATAAGCCAATGGTTGATGTGTCCGGCAACTCTAACGATTTGCGCAAAACTGCAAGATTGTTAGATAAAATGGAGAAAGATAATGTTTTAGCCAATTTGGAAATCAGAACAGGAAAAATAGTTGATGAATTAGCTTTATTGATTGCCGAGGAATGGTGGTTGTCGTCGGATGAAGCCGTTCAAATGCTGGGTTTTATCGATGCCGGGGTTAATGCTATCGAAAACAAAGCTCAAACATCACAAATTGGGGTTTATAAAAATTATTTAAAAAGAAAAAAGGCGTTAAACGTTAACGCGTATAGTATATTTATTAATCATAAAAATAATTTGAGATGAAAGAAATCTTTAAAACATTTTTAGCGTTAATCCTAACAGCTTTAACGCCTGACGGGGGGGCAATACCTCCTGAGTTACAAACCGAAATAGACGCATTAACGGCATCCATTGACGCTTTGCCCGATGCTGGTAGTGAAGGTGCGCCACCTGCCGGAAACAAAGTAACTGAAAACGAAATTGCCGACAAGATGACAAATTTGGCCGGAAAGATCAAAAACACGGCCACTCAGTCTCTTGTTTTAAACAAAATTCTTGAGGCTAAAATGGTTGCAATTAATGCAGCTATAAAAGTTCATGACGAATTGCAGAAAAATTTGGGCAAAGGAACCGCTAAGGTTAAAAATCACAATTTTGATGCTCTCATTAAGAATGACGGAAAGTTAAAGGTTTACAATGTAAACAATACCAACTTTCAAAAGTCGATTGAAGAGGAATTTTCGATGTCTTATGTCCTCCGTCAAACTGGATTTCTCCGTGGATTGTTTGAAAAAACACTTCCTGAAGGATCGAATATGATTGTTTGGACTGAAGGTGTAAGGGGTGCAAATGGTGCCGCTATTGTTGCGATTGGTCAGGATAAACCTGTAAAGGTTAATACAACTTCCGTTCCCACTTTGGGGCTTTCCACTCTGGCTGAACAGAACACTGTTCCCGTTCAATTGCTTCGTGCATTAAATGGAGTTGAGCAGGTTTACAGAGATGACTTAGAGGGCGATCTTCAAGACAAAATCGCTTTACAAGTTGCCGCCGCTTTAGCAACCGCAAACAATCCTATAAACGTAACCACAACAGTAAATGTTGGTAAGGCCAATATCTCAGATGTGATCGAAAGTATCTACTGGCAGTTGAAACCTTATGCAAATGGTAAAACAATTGTCGTATGTATTTCAAGTCAACAGCAAAAAGCATTGAACTTACTGAAGGATAAAAATGAAAATAAATTAGCTAAACTCAGTTATACTGATTTGGCAATTGAAAATTTCATTGCTACTGCTACCTACACAGATGATATGATCTTTGGATGGGTAGAAAATCTTTCGATCAGGTTTTACAATGACGGCGTATGGGTTGGTTCAGACGAACTCAACGGACGCGGTGTTTCTGGTGACAACTTCAAAAAGAATCAGATTACTTTAATGGCCGAATACTTGAATGAAGGTATGGTTATTCGGGCGACCGATGTAGTCACAACTGTTTACGATTCGATCGCAGCAACTATTTTAGAATTAACAGCGGGGGCATAAATCATGAAAAAGTTTCTTGCACTGTTAATCTTTGTTATTGCAGCAATAACGGGATATTCGCAAACTAATGTAACTATTGTTGCCACTAATGGCGGGCTAACTTCTGGAATGTATTCATATATTTGGGGATCCGCCGCCGACACTCTGAAAAATGGAGATACTTTAACATATACCATTAGGGTTAAAGGGGAAAAAACTTTTGATATTAAAAGTAGATTGTATGTCGATTGGAAGTCTGGGACTTCGGCTTTGAAATTAAAGACTTACAAGTCTGATGATGGAGTTAATTATGTAGTTACCGCCGCCGGGGATTCAATTACAGGTTCAGCAATTACAGCCGACTATCTTGATACTGAGGAGTTGAATTTTTCCGATGTAATGTTTCCCTATTTGAAAGTACAGATAATTCAGACAGGTACGGCAAAAGTAATACCAAAAGTTTATTTCATAACCCGCGAAAATTAAAGAGTATGTTACAGGTAAAAATTATTAAGGATTACAAGATGATGAAGATTGGAGACACTCCAATAGTGGATGATGCTTACGCCGCGATCTTAATCACAAAAGGAGTTGCCGAAAAACCAAAAGTTGAGGCAAAGAAATAATCTAACAATAAGATAAAATGGCAATCACGAACGCAACTTTCAAAACGTTTCCTTTGGAAATCGAAGGCATTACGTCCGAATGGGATACACAAATTACAGCGATAAAAAATTTTGTTGTTTCCGATATGGCGGCCGTTGGGGTTACTGTAAGTGATACCATTTTATCTTATTTTGTTTATTGGTTCTTATGTCAAGAGGCCGCGACAACGGTAACAGCCAAAACAGGTGAGACCGCTCCAATTTCAAAAACAACCTATCCTGATTTTTCAAAACAAATCAGGACATGGAATTTAGGGGCGACAATTTTAAGAACCGAATTCGGGATTACTCAAGCAATTTTAGATAACAGGATTGAAACTTCTGATACTGAAAAAATCAAATCTATCTTATTAGGTTCTGATTTATCAGTTAATCAAAAGTACCTTTCTAAAATCAGTTTGATATG